TAGACTTGAACGTTATGAAGATGCAACAAGTGCAATTACAAGTCTTCGAGATATTCAGAAATCATCCAGATATACGTCAATCAGTAACTACTCAAAGGAAGATGTAAAAACATACATAAAGAATATCTCTTCTAATGAAAAGAATCTACGAAGCTTATCTCGTTATCTTTATTATCGTTCAGAAATCTATTATCGTCTTTGTAAATATTATGCAAATCAGATTGATCTTACAATTCGTAATATAGTTCCTCCATTTATAATCTCAGGCGAAAATGATGTGCAATCCACATTACAAAAGTATCAAGAAACAGTTGATATAGTTGACACTCTAGGATTGAATTATGAATTTCGTAAAGCTGCGTCTATCACTTTAAGAGAAGATGTATTTTATGGATGTGCTTACTATACAGAGGGACAAGGAATGTTTGTTCTTCCATTAGATCCAGATTATATGAAAATAGCAGGTATGTTTCCTGATGGTTCATTTGCAGGAGCTATGGATATGAGTTATTTCCGTAGTCATCAGGAACTTCTTGAATATTGGGGCGAACCATTTAATAGTATGTGGAATACATATCAGAGTACAAATGAAAAATATCAGCTAATTCCCGAAGAATATAATGTATGTATTAAATTTAGGTCTGAAGACTGGGAAACCATCGTTCCCGTGCTTACACCTATATTTTTATCATTAATTGATCTTATGGACGCTTCTGATTATCAAGCAGTTCAACAAGCAGCTAATATTTATAAATTAGTATGGCTTGAAATGAAAACTATGGGTAATGATGTAGATGATTGGGCTGTAAATCCAGATATAATGATTCAGTATTTCAATCGTATGCTTGAAGAAGCATTACCTCCTTATATTTCCGCTGCTATTGTTCCTGGTGAATTACATGAAATTAGTTTTCCAGATGATGCAACAGGTGATGTTACAAAGGTTGAAAAAGCTACAAAAGAAATTCTCAATACGGCTGGTGGTGCTCAGATATTAAATCTAAACTCCGCTTCTAACTCTACTGCTTTTAAATATGGCGTACTTGCAGATTCTACATTTTCTATTTCAACTCTTATTCCACAGATTCAAGCGATTGTAAATCGACTTTTATCTAGTTGGATATCTGAACCTTGTAAAATTAAATTCTTTGATGTCTCTATTTATCAGAAAGATGACTTTAGAAAATCAATCTTGGAATCATGTACCAATGGATTGCCAAACAAAATTCTTTATAACACACTAAATGGTGTGTCTGAAAAAGATACGTTATCTATGAACTTTTTGGAAGAAGACTGTTTGCAGCTTAGTTCAAAATTCAAGCCACTATCTAGCACTTATACTCAGACAGGTAATGATAAAGGCGGTGGTCAAGAGAAGGATGATTCGGAACTTACAGATGCGGGACTTCGTACAAGAGATGAGAATTTAAATGATAAATAGGAGTTGATGGAATGAATCAAAAATTTATACAAACGCAAGATGCACCTACTGCTACTCTCTTATCTCAATTAGGATATCAACAGGTGCAAAATTCTAATGGTATTTATGTATTTTTGAATACTGATACTCTTCGGTTTTCAGAAAATATAGATATAAATAAATTAAAGTATACAAGTATGCTTACATTTTAGTCGTCTTCCTTGGGCGACTTTTATTATGTCAGAAAGGAGGAAAAGATTAAGTAGATGCCAAAGGTTATTAAAAAGAAAATTTTAACTGAAGATGATTTACTAAAATTCTGTCAAGAGCAGAAATTTGCAAAATTCAGTTCTAAAGATACTGGCTATCAGTTGGCTTTAAAAGTACCTACTACTTTTGAGCTAGACGATACCGTAGACGAAAATCATCGTGGAATGATGCGTCTTAAATTCAGAATTTTTCATACAGGACTTAACAGAAATAAGAGTTATGTATCAAAGGATGCTGCTGAGAAAGCAATGAATACAATTGCTGACAGACCTGTGTTAGCTGCAATCCATCAGCTTGACGATGGCAGTTGGGATTTTGAAGGTCATGAGATGGAAATTGTTAAAGACGAAAAAGGTAAAGAAGAACTGAAATATATTGAATCTCAAGTTGGTTCTTTCTCATCTGAACCTGCATTTTGGGAACATGATGATAACTTAGATAAAGATTATGTATGTGCTTATGCTTATATAAGTGAAGAATACACAAAGGCTTGTGAAATTATTCGTGCAAAACAAGGTTCAAAAAATAGTTGCGAGCTTTTCATTGATGAACTCTCTTACAACGCCAAGGAGAAATATCTTGAATTAAATGATTTCTATGTAAACGCTTCGACTTTGTTGGGAAGTCACGATGATGGTACAGAAATTCAAGAAGGTATGGAAGGTTCTCGTGCTGATATTGCTGATTTCAGTGTAAATAACAATTCAGTTAAATTTGACAAAAATGAAAAATTGATTGAACTCTTAGAAAATCTTAATAAGACACTTTCTAATTTCAATAAAGAACAGACTCCTGTTCAAACACAATCAAAGGAAGGAGGAACAAATAACAAAATGACAAAATTTGAAGAGTTACTTGCCAAATATGGTAAGACTGCTGAAGATGTAACATTCGACTATGCAGAAATGTCAGATGAGGAACTTGAAGCAAAATTCGCTGAGATGTTCGATGATGGCAATTCAGAAGGAGACAATTCAGGTAACGGAGAATCTGGTGAGCCTTCCAATGACGGAGAAGGTGATGGCGAAGGAGCTTCTGATCCAAATGGGAATGAAGGAAAAAATATTTCAAAAAATGAGTTATTTAATAAGTTATTTGAAATTTCATTTGATGAAATCAGATATGCGTTAAATAATTTGTGCTCTGTATACAGAAATGATTCAGAATGGTGTTACGTATCTCAGGTTTATGAAAATTATTTCATTATGGAGGATTGGGACAGCGACAAGTATTATAAACAGTCCTATGAAAAAGATGGTGATAATATTTCATTATCTGGTGAAAGAATTGAAATGTTTGCTATGTTACTTACTGAATCAGAGAAGCTTTCTATTGAGGATATGCGTTCAAATTACGCTGCACTCAAAGAGTTTAAGGAGACAGCAGAAAAGAATGAACTTCATGCACAGAAAGAAGCTATTATCAATGCTGATAATTATTCTGTTCTTACAGAGAAAGATTCAGATGGAAATTATGTGAATGCTGATTTTGCCGAATTAGTAAAGACTATGGATAATTATTCCGTAGAAGACTTTGAAACAAAGGTAAAGGTTATGCATTCAGATTATATGTCTGCACATGCGAACTTCTCTTCTGTTGACACAAAGAAAAACACAAATTCAGTTAAGATACTTACAAATATGAATAAGAAATCAAAGCCTAAGAAAAACTATGGCAATTTATTTGATTAAAAACTGAATATAACTTCATTTCGTACAGAACGCTTTATGCGTTCTTTTTTTATTGCAAAAAAACAAAATTTAAGGAGGAAAACATAATGGCTATTAAATATGCTGCTACAAAATTTCCACAGATGGAAATTGGTAATTTACTTGCTCAGGATTATGGTGAGCACATTTTATCCGTAAAGATCACAGAAGATACACCTAACGGATATCATTTCAAACCAGGTAAGATGACTTCTCTTGATAATTGGGAGATGGAAGCTGCAACTGAAATTGATGCTTATATCGCAATAAAGGATGCGTCAGGAAGATACCTTGTTGTAATTAGAGATCCAAAGGGAGTTGGTGTTATCTATCAGAAACCCCTCAACAATGTCGAGAGTCCTCGTTCACTCGCACTTGCTTCTAATTTCTATAACGATCCAGCAGACGGTGCAGTTCGTGGATACATGCTTCATTCACAGGATCGTTATTGGCTTACAGAGGACAACTTTGATGGCTCACCTACAGTTGGAGCTGAAATCACAACGATTTCTAGTGGAAAATTAAAAATTGGTGCGTAATAGAAAGGAGGATATAGAATAATGATGAGATTTAGTACAGAACATTTAAGAAAAGTTTTTGAAGATGCTGATAAGTATGAAAATTTTAAGAAGCTTACATACAATTTAAATCACGGAATTGATATTTATGAGTACGATGATGACGGAAACCAGAGAAAGGTTTCTAAGCACGAAGCAAACAAGGCAATCCGTAAAATTATTATGGAAGTATGTGACCTTACTGAAGATGATCTTAGATCCAACAAGAGACGTGAAAGAGCTTTAGAGCTTCATCACACAGAAGTATATGAGTTACTTGAGTCTGATATTGATTTTAAGGTAGATACAGCATTTAAGGAATCTGAGTGGTTTAATGATTTTGTAGATATGAGAAATGTTAAACTTGGTGACGAGGAAGAGTTCTGGTCAAGAGAAAAGGTTATGCTTGCTGTTGCTGAAATCAGTGGCGACCATCATGATCTGACTTTACAGTACTTAAATGAAGGTACAGCACACAAGATTCATACTAAGAAGTATGGTGTAAAGATTGGTAAGGATATTGATCTTATTTTACTTGGACGTATTGATTTTACAGAGCTGACAGATAAGATTGCAGAAGCATTTGTATATAAGGTTCAGGAACTTTGCTATACAGGAATTTATGGAGCTGCTGCTAAGTTACCTAACAACTCTCAGTTTGTAAAAACAGGTGCTTTATCTGCTTCTACAAAAGACAAATTTGATACACTTCTTGAGGATATTGGAACAGCCAATAGCGCAGAAGTTGTTATTATGGGTACAAAGACTGCATTAAAGAAACTTAATGGTCTTACAGAAGTTGATTGGAGAAGTTTATCTCAGAAGGAGGATGTTGCTAAGACAGGTCGCCTTGGTACATATGAGGGAACAGAACTCATTGAGATTCCTCAGAGATTTGCTTTCAATGATGTAACAAAGAGACTTATTGACGATAAGAGACTACTTATCTTTGCAAAGAATCAGGAACAGTTCGTGTGGTTTACAGATAAGGGCGAAACTCAGATTTATGAGTCTGGTACTCAGAAGGGTGAACACGCTGATGACTTCCAGAAATATGAAGTTCAGAGAGAAATGGGTGTTGAGGTAGTATTACCACAGTACTTTGGTCAGTGGACTCTTGAGTAATAAATAAAATTGAGTGGTTAGATTATCTAGCCACTCTTTTTATATTGGATAGAAAGGAAAAAATAAATGGCATATACAAAAAAGACAACCACAAAAGCAGTAGAAAATACTAATACTGATGTGGCTGAAAAGAAATCAGAAAAAAAGAAGTTTGAGCTAACAGAAATGATTCCATGTGTGTCTCTTACCGCAGGAGAATTATTTTATGTTGGACTTAAATCAGATACTTTATATACATTTGCAGATATTGATGACGTTCAGGAAATTGAATTTAGAGATTTGGATTATGCAGCAAGGAAGGGTGACAAGATGATGTTTAAACCTCGTTTTGTTGTGCAGGATGCAGATTTCATTGCATTACATCCAGAACTTGATGATTTATATTCTACTCTTCACTCGACAAATGATTTAAGAGATATTTTAAAGATGACTCCTTCGCAAATGGAAAAAGCAATCTATTCTCTTCCAATTGGAGCACAGGAAGCATTAAAAACTATTGCAACAAGTATGGTTGATGACGGAACACTTGATTCTGTTAAGAGAATTCAGAAACTTGATTCTATTTTTGGAACAGAGTTACTTTTAAAATTGAATATGTAGTAAAGGAGGCTCACAATGACGCTTCCATATGAAACAATTTTTTCACGAACAAGAGGACGTATTTCAGATATAAAAGAACTCTCTCTTGACGAAAATGATCTTAATGAAACATTGACTGAACGTTTACGCATGGTTGCAGGTGATGAACGAGTTATTAGAAAATTCGCTTCATTTAATATGGATGATGAAATCCAACAGATTGAATTTGAGATGCAATATCCTGTTAGCGATTTTGCAGATAAAGAATATGTTATAGGATTGTTCACTCTTGGAATGACAATTGAATGGTTAAAACCACAGGTTGACTCTGCAAAATTTACTGCTAGAGCTTTAGGAACAAAAGAAGAAAAAAACATGCAGAATCCATATAAAGATATGCAAAGTAGATTGGATACATTACAGCATGAATTTAGTAGAAAACTTGCAAGTCATGGATATATTAATAATTCATATGTGCGAGGTGAATAACTATGGAATATATATATGGTTCGTTCACTAAAAGACAAATTAAAGAAGCTGCACATGCAATGCACAACGATGTCCATAAGTTATTACTTTACAAGGATAATCGAATAGAAGAAAAAATATTTGAGAATGATGAAGCTTTTCTTATATTTTTCCAGAATGTCATGTTTAAATTTAGTGGAACAAAGACTCTATTTAATAACAATGGAATTATGGTCACATTAATGGCTACTTTGCAAGCTGCTTATGACGAAGTTACATCCGATGAGTTTGATTACATGACATTTCGTAGGGCTATTTTAGATAGTCACAATTACATTAAGCAGATGTTTGAAGGAGGTGTTGGTGATGCCAAGCTTACAGACAGCACGGCGAATCGCTAACGCCAAAACAAATAATGCGAAAACTTTAGGTCAAATTTATAAAGAAGAATCTGACTTTTTGATGGAAGAAACTTGGGATAACAGTATTGCTTCCAAGACTTGTTATATCTACGATCATTTTCATGACGACTTCTTTACAGATGAACATGGAATTACACGTTCTCTTGCTGAAGGTATGACTTATGAAAATACCAATAAGACAAAGATTGACGCAAAGTTTATTGTCAAATCTTATCAGTCAATGGACAAAGATCAAGTAGAATACTATCTTATGTTTCGTCCAAGTCAGCCTGTAAGATTCAATGAAGGTGATGATCTTTATTATTATGAGACTGATTTTAGGAAACGCTATGGAGCGACATTTCCGATAGGACTTTTCGTGGACGTTCCAGATGATAGAGGAATTTATCATAAGTGGATTGTCTGTCGTGATGAACCTGCAAATCAGTTTCCAAAGTATCTGATTTTACCAGTAAATTACGAACTTACATGGATTGAAAAATCTAATGATAAGCGCATTAAGAGACGTATGTGGTGTTGTTTAAGACAACAGAATTCCTACACTATAGGAACTTATACCGACCGATATTTTACACATACTGATAATCAGGATAAGATATGGTTGCCAATGAACTCTATTACAGAGAAGTTTTGGTACACTTCTGAAGATTCTAAAAATATGCGTGTTGTAGTAAGTGCTTTAACAGAACATCCTACTGTATGGACAGTGACCAAGGTTGAAAATTCAATGCCATTTGGTATTCAAAAGCTTACTATATATACAGCATTTTGGAATGAGCATACTGATTATGTCAATCTTGAAACAGGTGAAATGTATGCGAACTATTTCGATTCAGAAATCGCCCCAACAGATCCATCTACTCCAACCACTCCACCATCTTCTATCACAGCAAGAATTTCAGCATCCACTTCAACTATTAAAGTAGGTGGCTCTTATAAAAATCTTACAGTAAATCTATTCAATGATTCCAATGAAGATATTACAACTGAATATGCTGATGCAACTTTTACATGGAATTGTTCTATTGACGATGGAGATTGGACTGATAAAGTTATATGGCGAGCTGGTACAGAATACAACCAAAAGAAAGTAAAGTTTCCTAATGATACTTCTGCTATCGGCAAAATATTATCTGTTAAGTGTGAAATTGTTAAGGATAACTTGCCGATTGAATCTGAAATTTTGTCATTAGAATTAACTGAATAGGAGGTGTTATATGGAAGAAAAATTAGTTACAAAGGATGATTTGTTGAATAAACTTCGTGCATATAACAACACTCCTGATGATGAAAATATTTTATATAAAAAAAAGATAGAAAAGGCTTTATTATCAAATCCTTGTTTACTTTATGCACTCAATGAAAAAACGTTAGAGCCTGAACTTTTTGATGATGATGGTAATATCAATTGGGAATGGAATAAAGAAAAGAAGGAATACGACCCTCTTGGAGAATGGGATAGATATTTTTCAGATACAGCAGGCGATGGAAATATACTTCCGTATTTATTTATTCCAGACACTCAGACAAAAGTACGAAATTATCTTTGTTATCAAGTAAGTTTTCAAGACACAGTTAGATATCAACCTGGATTAAAAGAAACGTTGGTTACTTTTACTATTTTTGTCCATGGTAATGATAGGATGGACAAATTAACAGGTATTCCAAGACACGATCTTATTGCTTCTATTATAAGAGAACGATTTGCATGGTCAAATATATTTGGGATGCAAACGCACATTATATCAAATCGTGAATCTACTACGGATAACAATTACGTTGTTCGTACTCTTGTATTCCAACTTACGGACTTAAACAGTAAGGTTCAGACACCTTATGGTGGACAATCCCAGATGATGAACTATCAGTTAAGGCGGTGATATTATGTCACAGCAAAATACTGATATGCTAGATGGACTTCAAGCTGCTGTTATAGCCGAAGCCCAAAAGAAAAAAGAAAATATACAAGAATATAAATTTGATCCCCTTAAAATGTATTTTAGAGAAGATTACTTTGTTAAAGGCATTCGTATTGTACAGCCAACAATAGGTGATATTCTCAATATGGGTGAATCAAAATTTTATTCTGGTCTTTCGCCTTTTCTATATAATTCTACTTCTATTCGTGTAATGTTATGGGATTTACCACAACGAATAGATTGGTGCAAAGTTAAAGATATTGAAGTATTTGGTATGTTAAAAAGTATGACAGATACTGATAATTCTGCTATTCGATTGTTATTCCCAGATTATAGAATTGAATATATGCAGTTAATGCAGTTTCAAGAAAAAGATTCTGATAAACCTCAATTGTGTTTATATGATTCTGAAAATGATTTTATTTTAAAAGAATCTGAATATATGGAAATAGCTGAATATATCAGAACCTTGCTTAATATCCATCCAAAAATAGAAAAAGCAAGGGGAAAGACAACAAAACAATGGATGATAGATGAAGATAAAATGAATATGGCACAAAGAGATGAGAAAAATACTTCTACTCTTCTGCCACTTATATCGGCTTGTATAAATCACCCAGGTTTTAAATACAAGTTACAGGAACTTAGAGATGTTGGAATATATGAATTTATGGATTCTGTACAGAGATTACAGATATATGAATCTACTTGTGCTTTAATGAGTGGAATGTATTCAGGTATGTGTGATATGTCTAAAGTTCCAAAAGAGCAATTTAATTTTATGCGTAAATTACATGAATAGTTAGAAAGATTGAGCGATTTATATCGCTCTTTTTTAATACAAATTTTTATATTATAAGGAGGAATTATATTATGGCATTTAAACTTGGTGACGTAATTATTGACCGTCTTCAGTTCGGCTATGGTGCTACAAAGACAAAAGCTCTTTATGCATTGACACAGTTGACAAATGCAACTATTGATATCACTGCCGACTCAACAGATATTAAAGACAAAGATGGTAACTTAATTTATAGAAAGTATTCAGGTAAGAGTGGTGAGGTTACTGCCACTAATGCATTTATGAATCTTTCTGTAATTGAAGCTATTTCTGCTCAGGACGCTGAGATTGCTTCAGATTCTAATACAATTGTTATGCCTATCTTTAAGATTGTAAAAGCAGGTGAAACACTTGATATTACAGATGCTGTTGAGGATTCATTTATTGTAAATGCACTTTCAGCAAATGGTTCACTTGGAAAGGCTTATACAAAAGGTTCTGCTGCTTCTGCAACAGAATTTAAGGTAGATACAGAAACAGATCATAAGCTTACACCACCATCAGATCCAGAGGAAACACAGTACCTCGTTAAGTTTAAGAAGAATGTTAAGAGTGGTGCTAAGCTTACAATTTCTGGTGATAAATATCCAAAGGCTCATGAGTTATACTTCAAGGCTCTTGCAGTTGATAAATGTGAAATTGGAAGCTATCGTGGTTGCATTATCCATATTTCATCATTTATGCCAAGTCCAGAAGTAAGCCTTGCCCTTCAGGGTGGAGATTCACAGACAATGGATTATAAGGGTGCAATCCTTACAAATGCTTGTTCTACATCTCAGGATATGGTTGAAATCTATTTTGTAGATGAGGAAGAGGAAGTCTAATCTTTATACAACCAAAACATATTTAGAAGAGTGGCTTTCCACTCTTCTATTATATTAAGGAGATGAATGAATGAGCAAGAATGATTTAAGAACGTGTTGCGTTTGCCATAAAGAGTATTCGTTTTGCCCAGTTTGTAATCCAGAAGACAGATTTAAACCTACATGGCATTTTGCTTATTGTAGTGAAAATTGCAAAGACATTTACAATATTACTTCTTCATTTGAAGATGGACGTATGACAGATATTGAAGCAAAAGCAAAATTAGAAAAACTCGATTTAAGCAGGAAAGAATATTTTGGCGAAAGCTATAAGAATTCTATTGCTTCTATTATGAAAGCAAAAGCACAAGTTATTAAGAAAGAAAATAAAAAGACAGAAGTTAAGTCTGTCAAAAAGGATATTGTTACAAAAGTCGAAAATGAGGCTGAAAGTAATGTTGAATAGTGATTTTTAAATAAGGGATTATAACATACCGCTATTCACTGTTGTAATCCCTATTTTTTACGTTATTTATATAAGGGATAAAAAGGAATGATTAAAACAAATTTAAAACCAAGAGATTATTCAATATATGAAGTTGTAAGAATAGTTAATCCAAAGCAATATTTGTTATATATATCAAAAATGGCGTATATCCAATAGATATGTATACGAGTATTGATGCGGATACAAACAACATTATTTTGGCAGTTGTATTTCTTAAAGAAGAAACAACAGAAGTCTATAAAAAATGGTGCAATCATGAATTAGTATGATTGATGTGATGTATTAAGAC